GTTCCGTCAAAAGGACTAATTCTAAACAATAAAGGTCTTGCTGAATTGGTATAAACTTCATAAGCTACAACTCTGTATCCTATTGGTAAATAACTCGAAGCTATACGCATCGGCGCCCTACTGTCGTAACCGTTTTGTACTGTTTCGCTTCCGTCCCTGCTATACATAAAATATCGGCTCGAGTCCCCTAAATGAAAATCTTGAGCCGTTAAGAAAAACCAAAGTTCATCAAAGTTAGGTTCAAAATAACTTCTATGTCCTATATTAGTACCAAAAAAATGACTGTTTGTATTTGTAACATATAAATCATTAGAAGTTGGAAAGTATCTAAACGCTGTTTCTCCGCCAAAATTACCGCCGTCGTTAAATTGAACGCTATTGGTTGGGCTTGCTGGTGTACCGCCACCGCTTGCGTTAATTGTAACGTTACCCGTACCACTTGCCGGGCTTATTGTTACATTTGTGCCGGGTATTATTTGCGTAACTCCGCCACCGCTTCCGGTTATTCTATTAGATAAATCCCAAGTTTGAACAAGGCAAAAAGAACCTTTTAAATAAGGCGCTAGGGTTGTAAAATTAGCGTTTATTTGTGTGCTTCCCTCTAAACTATCGGCCGAAGCTGTAATTTCTAGAGCGTTATTACCAAACTTATCGCAAAGTATTAATTTTTGACCGTTGTAAACTTTTCCGCGTGTGTAGGCAACATCAAATTTTGTGTGCGAAGTTCCAGCAAGTAAGTCCTCATCTACTACGCCTATAATTTTATCATTGTAGACGGTTTTTGTAATTGCCCCCTCGGGTGTGTAAAAATTAGCGGTATTAAAACCGGGGTTCCCTATTTGAGAAAAAGCGGGCGTTCCTGTGCTACCCGGATCAGTTTCGCCGGGAAAATCCGGGTAATATAAATCGGTTGTGTCTTCGTAAAGTGTAGCGTTGCTAATATTTAATTTATACCAACTGCCCGAAGTTTCATCTGTTGCGGCTGTATATGTACCCTCAATAAAAATAAAGCGTTCCATAAAACCGCCTAAAGTAGAACGGTATTTTAGTGGTCGCGTTGGCAAAAATTTACTAAATAATATAGTACCGTTTAATATTGTTGTAGGTTCGTCGCTAGTTCTCATATATTCATTAAGAACTAATTGCGTTAAGTTTTTATAAGTTGTACCCGCGCCAATATCAAAGCCGCCGGTATCTATATAAGTGCCGGCGCTTGTTTTAAGTCTAACGGTGTGTTGTGTGCTGTCTTCTTGGTATAAATTACCTAAAACAAAATTGCCTAGGTCTTTGTCTGTGTTTTCGTTGTTAGGGGTTTGTCCGGAAATATATAAACTCCCGTTTGTATTGTCTGTTTCGTTTGATATTATACCCTCTGTTAAACTTGAAATTATAGGCGTTTGTTTTATTTCTATTGTTCGGGTGGTTGGTTGCTGTGTATAATTTAAACCACTTGAAACCGGCATATTAAACGTATTCAAGTTTTGTATAAGTGTTACAATTGGCGTGTTTGTTCCCGGATAGTTTACCGTACTACTAGGAAGCTGCCAAAAATATATTTTACCCTCTAGTTTAAATTGAACTTCGCCGAATACGTCTAAAGCTGGCAAAGGTAAATTTATTGTTATAGCATTTGTAACGGCCGTATCTGAACCCGTTGGCGTGTTAGATGTATAATTTGTAATTATACCCTCTGTTTGTGTTAAAAATTGATATTGTTGTGTATCAGTAATACCAAAACCGGAAGCTAGAAAAAACTGAGAATTTGGGTTTGTGTTCCACTCCCAACCTACCGTTGAAGTTCCGCCCCAAGCGCCGTTAGAACTCAAATACTTATTACCTACTTTTAATGTGCAAGCAATTACGCCCGTTTGAAAACTATTTTGTTGGGCGTGTGGTGTAACTGTGTCCGGCCAAATTTCGGTTAGCCTTACAGACAAATTTAAGTTTAGGTTTGTTAAGCCTTGGTTTACGAAGCCAATTGTCGTAAGTGCGTTGTAGTCGTTATCCGGATCAAATATTGCCGTAACGTTTCCTTTTTGATATTTACCGCGAACGGTGTTTAATTCCGGAAGTGAAGAATAAGAAGCGCCACTTTTTAAATGTGCGTAAACATTAGACAAATTAAAATCGTTTTCTATTGTATAGGGTACAAAAGTTGTCCCGCTATCTAAACGAAATTCTGTTGCTGTTGTGTCGGGTGTTGTACTTTGCCAATAGTAGGGCGCATCGTTAACTAGAGCGTTGTCGTGTATTATATTGTAAAAATTGTCTGAATAAATTAAACTAAGCCCAAAACTTTTTAAAACGCCATTAAACTCAACTAAATAATTTTTTACTGTGTTTGGTTGGTTTCCTTGGTTGCTTACAAACGCATTTCTGTTGTATGTTATTAAACGCATTGCGTTTGTAGTAAGTGGCAAATATGGATTGTTTTGCGGCCAAAAATTAAAAAGCGTTTTTATACTAAACGAAGCAATTGGCAAGCTTGTAATATCAAATAAATCGTAAAATATTTTTAAAGGGTTATATAAATCTTTGTAATCAAAAGCGCCGTCAGTTTGTAGCGTGTTGTTGTATTTGCTTTGTAATCTATTAAGGCTGTCGGTGCAAGTAACTTGCGTTATAAAAGGATAAAAATTATTACTTTTTTTGTTATATGCTGGTTTAACCTAGCCGGTATAATATACGTTGTTATTGGCTTCCTTTACAACAATGTAAAATTCCCCCTCTGTATAGCTTAATATATCGTTTATTGCGTCGCGATCTGTTTCGTTTTCTATTATGAAGCCAAAGGTTAATTTTGACGTTTTAATTTGACTTAGTTTTTCGTCTTTTCCTTTATTCCATTTAACCTTAAAACCGTCCGCGCGAAGTTTAAATTCTGTTTCGTTTCCGGCTGTTAAGGTTTTAGCTTTTATTTCAATAGTCCACTCCTTACCTTGAACCTTAGAATAAAACGTACTTGTATAATATAAACTACTCATTTTTTAAACCTTTAAGTATTAACCTACAATACAGACGCAGTACCGGCTTGTAAACCGGGGTTAGAACCGTTCGTATCCGCTGCAAGTTGGTTATCTATTGCAAGTATCATATCGGCACCGCTTAGGGTAAATTGACCGTGTAAACGACCGCCACCGCCTAGCGCGTGGTTTGGTACAATATTCCCGCCTGTATTACTCATAAATAATTCGGGGCCGTTTTCCCCAACCATATAAGGCGTTCCACCGGCAACGGGGCCGCCGCTTGCCCTACCTTCTAAACTTCCCGAAAGTATATCTTTAAAGCCCATTCCCCCTTTAGCAAAACCGGAAGCTGCACCTAAGCCCGGTATCATTGCAAAGAGTGCCGCAAGTATAGCCGCTTGAACTATTAAAGCAATAATTTGTTTTAGCATATCGGCAAATATTTGTTTAAAGGCTTGACCGAACTTTTGACCGCTTGCAATAGCTTCCCCCATACCGGCCGCAAAGTCTGTAGCCATAGCAACGCCAAACTCTTTAGAGCTGGCTATTAAACCGTCAAACTTACCTTTAACAACTGTTAACGCACCGGTTAAAGTACCGCCGCTTTCTTCGCCGGAGCTTTCTTCTCCGCCACCGCCACCGGACTCGCCGCCACTTTCTCCGCTTGACTCCGAACCACCACCGCCACCGAAACCAATAACCGCACCTATTCCACCTAGCGCCGACTTTGCTTTATCGGCTGCGTTACTTACCGCGTCGCCAAAACTTCCAAATTCGTTTTCATATGTTTTAGTTTCTACCTTTAATTTTTCTAAACCGTCGACCATTTCATCAAACGGATTAGTTATTTTTTCCCTACCGAAGAAATCTAAAATTTCGTTGAAGCCGTCTAGTAATAAACTCAAAGGGTTAAATTGAATAAACCATTGCAACATCTGAATTATAGCATTTTGCCACCAACCAATATCGCTAAACCTTTCTTTAAAGGCTTCTAAATTATCAACTACATAAACAAACCCAGCGGCTAAAGTTGCTAGAGCTATAACAGCCAAACCAATAGGGGAAGCAATAGCGCCAATTAAAGCGATAAGCGGCCCGAGTGTAGCAGCTAAAGTTGCAAAAGTAATAATTGCAATTTGTATTCCGTCGTCTAAATTAGTCCACGCAGTAACTAAACCAGTAACAAAGTTTACAAGTTTTTCTATAACAGGCAAAATTAATTCGCCAAACGAAATGGCTAGCCCCTCGGTTGCGCTTTTTAACCTTGTCATTGTCCCGGCTAAACCTTTCATTTGTTGGTCGGCTACTTTCTTAGCTGTACCGCCGCTATTTTCTAACGTACCGGTTAAGTCAGACAAACCACTAGAACCCTCTTTCATTAAAGCCAATAAACCTGGGCCGGCTATTTTTCCAAACTTGCCCATTATATCAGAAGTTGACAAGCCTTTACTTTCTAGTTGTGCCAGTTGGTCGCTTAACGGTATCATGTTACCGGCTGCGTCGTATATTGACAAACCTAAACTTTCGCTTTGTTCGTCTAATTGTACTAATATATTTTTTAAAGATGTTCCGGCTGCGCCGCCTTGAATACCGGCGTTTGATAGCAAGCCAATTGCCGCGGTTGTTTCTTCTATTGAAACCCCAAAACCGGAAGCTACTGGCGCCGCGTTTGCCATTGCCTCGCCAAGCTGGTTTAGATCTGTGTTACTATTTGTAAACCCGGCCGCAAGTACGTCAACAAATTTACCTAAGTCTTTAGCTTCGGCACCGAAACCGCTCATTACATTCGAAGCAATATCTGCCGCCGTTGCTAGTTCTAAATTACCGGCCGCCGCTAGGTTTAAAGTTGCCGGCATCGCGTCCATTATTTCTTTAGCGTCTAGCCCGGCCATACCTAAGAAACTCATAGCATCCGCGGCTTGACTTGCCGAAAATTGCGTTGTTCGTCCTAGCTCTTTGGCTTGGGTGTCCATTGCTTTAAAGTCCGCCGTCGTTCCTTTTGTAACGGCTTTTACTTTATTCATCGACTTTTCAAAATTAGCCGCAGCCATAACCGCACCCGTACCAATAGCCAACAAAGGCGCGCTTAGTCCAACGCTTAAAGACTTGCCGACGCTTCTAAGTTTTGCGCCTGTTTGGTTGAAAGTCTTAGCCGCTAACTTCATTTTAGAAGTGAAGTCTGTAATATCTGCGCCTAGTTTTACGTTTACGTTTTTCTTGCTCATTTCTTAAAGTGTTTGGCTCGTTCGCTTAAATACTGTAAACGCTCGGCGCTCATTTTCTCGGTCTTAGTTTTTTTCTTTTCCCACTCGAACGGCCAAAGTTTTTCCGGCTTTATACCTTTTCCGTTTTTAGTGCTTGGCATTAATAACGTACTTGCCAAAAGTCTAAACCTATACCACTCGTTACGGTCGCGCTGTTCTTCTAAGTTTTCAAAACCTCGAAGCGTGTTTTCAAATTCACGCGGCGTTAATTCGTCGAGCTGGTTAGGTGTAAGGTTAAGCCAACCGAAAGCGATAGTTTCTAAGTCGTCAAAAGTAGAAGCGTCTTTTCTCGGCTTGCTTACCTTACTATTTTCTAAACCTTTTTTTTTGTGCCTTTGCTTGCACCGGCTAAAGACTCGGTAAATACCGCAAGGACTTTGTCCATAGCTTTACCGTCTTCGTCTAGTAAGTCGGCGACGTCGTCAATAGTTAAATCAAAATCGGTCTTCGTTACCCTAGCGCCGTCTTTTAAGCCTGCCCAAACAAGCGCAAGCGCTTGCGTTATGTTCATGCTTTCGCCTAGTGTACCAAGTTGCCCAAGTGTTACGCCGGTCGCGTCTGTAAAAGCCCGTAAGGCTGCAAAGCCATATTTAACGGGATAGTCTTTTTTGTTAATAATAACCACTTTTGCTTTCATCTATACAAAATCAGTTTGAGCAAGTACACCCGTCCCAGCTAACGAAATTGAAAAACTAGATTGGTCTTCCGTACCGCCTGTTAAACTTAAAGAACTTACAAAAGCCGAACCGCTATAATAAACGTTACTATCAGCCGCCGAACCGCCGTTAATTGTAAATTCAACTGTTACCGCTGTGCGTCCTAGTGTCGCGTCGCCTATGTGGTTCCAAAAGTCTTTAAATGCTTTTTTAGAAGATACCGCTTCATTTTGGTATAGTGCATCGCAAGAAACCGACCAACTACGTAAGCCGCCAATTATAGCTTTCCAGCCGCCGCTTTCTTTATTAGTTTGGTCTATTTCTTCCATAGAAATATCAAGCGAGCAAGTCGTTGCGCTTGCAACAATTACCTCGTTAGTTGTGTCTGTACCTACTTTTAATATTAAGTCTGTACCGTTCAATAATCCTGTTGCCATTTTATTTTTGTGTTTAGGTTAATTAATATAAAAAATTATTTTAATACTCGAGCCTGAAAACTCAAAGTATTTAAGTAGTATTTGCGTTCCTTGTTATAGTCTTCGCTTGAACTTTGTAAACTTATACCGTCAATTTTTAAACTGTTGTAAGTTCCATTTGCGGCGGTGTCTAGTGCGTCGCTTACCGCTTGCGCTAAATTTACGTTTTGGTAATAGATCCGATTAACGCAATAAATAGAAAAGTCAACGACGTACAAAGGTGCGCTGTTTAGTGTTCTGTTTCTTTTTGTATATACCGGGTTTACGCTATCTATTTCATATATAACGCATACGTCCGGGTTAGTTTGTTTTACAAGTGGTGCCGGTTGTATTTTACCAACGTCCATACCGTTAATTTGTAGTAAAGCATTGTTATTTTTGAGTATATCAAAAATTGCTTTGCCCATAGATAAACCAACACTTAAAGCCATTATTTTAATTTATTAAGTTTTTTATTCAGCATAGTAATTAAATGCTGGTTCACTTCATTTAAAGCTTTAGTTTTATTTTTTTCAAAAGCCCTTTTTATATTGTGTTGCTCATCAAAA